TGTCGTGCCGCCACTCGGGGTGGCGCAGCTGTGCGGCAGAGTTGGCGCAGTGTACCGTGCCGACAGGGCAGCCGTCCGCACGCAGCCGCTCCACGACCTGCGCGAACAGCGCGTGCTGCTCGTCGGTGTAGCGCTCGTCGTCGGGTTCGACGCTGTCCGCCACCGCAAAGTGCTGAAAGACGCCGCAGATGTCCAGCCCGGGCAGGGCGTAGAGAGCCTCCAGCTCGCGGATGGTTTCCGCAAAGCCGGAACGCACCGCAAAGCCGATGCGGCCCATGCCGGTGTCGATCTTCAGGTGGACCTTAACCTTGACGCCCGCCTTGACGGCGGCAGCGGAGAGCGCCTGTGCGTATTCGGTCGAATAGCAGGTGGTGATCAGGTCGTTGGCAGCCAGCACAGCCGCATAGGTGGGGTCGGCGTAGCCCAGAATCAGGATGGGTGTTGTGATGCCGCCGCGGCGCAGGTGCCGCCCCTCGCCAAGGGAGCTGACCGCGAAGCCCGCAGCACCGGCCTCCTGCAGAACGCGGGCGATGACGTTATCGCCGTGGCCGTAGGCGTCCGCCTTGACGACGGCGCAGACCGGCCCGCCTACGGTGCGGCGGATATATTCATAATTTTCACGCAGGGCCGTCAAATCGATCTCGGCCCAGCAGTGCTTTTCCAAGGTAAGTGTATTCATAGTGCGCCATTTCCTCCGTAACAGTTTATTATAGCATGAAAACAGCGTTCCTGCAACCAATTTTCTGGTTTTCTAATTTTCGCCGTCGTCGTTTGTGGTCAGGTGTGCGGCGTCCGTCTCGGACCAGTGGCCGTGTACCCGCTGCACGCCGACGATGCGCAGCTTGGAATGCAGGAAGTGCTGCTCGCGGTAAAGGCTGAAATAGCTCGACAGCATGTAGGAAACCGCGCATGCCAGCGCAAACAGCGAGACGCACTGCCCGCCGAATACCTCGATGGCAAGGCAGATGGACGCCAGCGGGCTGTTGGTGCAGCCGCAGAACAGCGCAACCATGCCCAGCGCCGCGCCCAGCTGCGGCGGCAGACCC